ATGTCCAGCCCCGTCGCCCTCGCGCTGTACCTACGCGTAGGCGATGGCCCAGAGCAGCAGGTCGCCACCGTCGAAGCGGATAGCTCCACCGAGATGACCGTGGCCGTAGCCGAAGCCCTGGCCGAGGTCGCCGCCATCATCAGTCGATCCGGCCAAGGCGCAGCGTGCCTGTGGCCGGCGACCGCTGCCCCGTCCTCCCACACCCCAGGGGTAGGGGAGTCGGAATCACGGAGCTGATCGCCAGGGGCCCCGCCGCGGTCAACTGGGGAGATGCGTGCACAGAATCCGGGATAGGGGGTCTGGATCATGGGGCGTACCGCGCAGCCTGCCGGCCTCAAGTTGATCAAGGGGCGGGGTGAAGGTAAGGACTCGGCCGGGCGGCCCGTCAATCCGGGGCCGGCGTTCAAGCGGGTGCCGCCGGAGGCTCCGGAGTGGCTGACGGATGAGGCGCGGGCGGAGTGGGACCGGGTGGTGCCCGGGTTGACGCGGCTGGATCTGCTGAAGCCGGAAGACCGGGCCGTGCTGTCGAGCTACTGCGAGACGTGGGCGGTGTTCGTCGAGGCGACGCAGACGGTGCAGCGCGAGGGCCTGACGATCGAGGCGAAGCAGGGCGTGCTGGCGCATCCGGCTGTGGGGATCGCGCGCGCGGCCGGGCGGGAACTGCGCTCCCTCGCCGCTCACTTCGGCCTGACGCCTTCGACGGAACAGGCCCTGGCGAGAGGGTCTGACGATGGCGACGAGGAAGAGAACCCCTTCGCGTAAGCCGCCTGCCGCGTACCTGGACAGGGAACTGCTGGAGCGGCTGAAGCTGTCGCCCGAGGTCGCCTGGTATCTGGCGGAACGTGGGATCCCACTGCCGGACTGCCCGCCGCTGATCAAGACGCCGGAGCCTCGGGAGGTTCCGGGGGCCCGGTTTGATCCTGAGCGGGTCGACAAGGTCATTAAGGCGTTCGGCCTGTTGCGGCACACGCAGGGGCAGTGGGCGGGACAGCCGCTGCGGCCGGATCCGTGGCAGGTGGCGTACATCCTGGCGCCGGTGTTCGGGTGGGTCGTCTGGGATGACGACGCGGACATGCACGTACGGATCATCCGTGAGCTGTTCGTGGACGTGCCGCGGAAGAACGGCAAGTCGACGCTGGCCGGCGGCATCTCCATCTACATGACGTGTGCGGACGGGGAGCCGGCCGCACAGTGCATCACGGCAGCGACGACGAAGGAACAGGCCGGGTTCGTGTTCGAGCCGGTCAAGCGGCTCGCCGAGTCGGCGCCGGCGCTGAAGCGGCACGTGAAGGCGATGAAGGGGATCATCCTTCACCCGAAGTCGGGGAGTTACTTCAAGCCGATCAGCTCGGTGGCGGGCGCGCAGCATGGCGCGAACCTGCACAACGCGATCATCGACGAGCTGCACGAGCACAAGACCCCGGAATTGGTCGAGACGATCGAGACGGGCACCGGCTCTCGGCGCCAGCCGCTGATCGTCATCATCACGACGGCGGACGCGGGTAAGAAGGAATCGATCTACGGGCGCAAGCGGGACCGGATCGAGCAGCTGGCGCGTGGGGTGTTTACGGCGCCGTCGGTGTACGGCGTGGTGTTCGCGGTGCCGAAGGACGCCGATCCGTACGCCGAGGAGACGTGGAAGGCGGCGAACCCGGGGTACGGGGTGTCGCCGACGCGCTCGTATCTGGCTTCCCGGGCGGACGAGGCCAAGCAGTCGCCCGCCGATTTGGCGAAGTTCCTGCGCCTTCACCTGGGCGTGCGGACGAAGCAGCAGACGAAGTTCCTGACCTTGGAGAGCTGGCGGGCAAACGCCGCGCTGACGGCCGAGGAGAAGCTGAAAGGCCGGGAGGCCTACGGCGGCCTGGACCTCGGTTCGGTGTCGGACCTCAATGCGCTGTGCTGGCTGTTCCCGGACGATGAGGACGGCAGCCTCGATCTGCTCACGCGGTTCTGGACGCCCGAGGACAACATCAAGGCTCTGGACAAGCGCACGGCGGGTGCCGCGTCGCGGTGGGTGCGTGAGGGCTGGCTGAGGACCACGCCCGGGAACGTGACGGATTACGACTTCATCAAGGAGCAGATTCGTCGGGACCTGGGCGCGTTCAAGGTCAAGGCGATCGGCTACGACCGGTGGAACAGTACCCAGCTCACCAACGATCTGGAGGGTGAGCGGGCGCCGTTGGTCAAGGTCGGGCAGGGGTTCGTGACGATGTCGCCGGCGCTGAAGGCGGTGCAGCGTCAGCTGCTGCTCGGCCTGAAGGCGGTCGGGGCCGGGGGCCGACAGATGCTGCGGCACGACGGCAGCCCGGTGATGACGTGGATGGTCGACAACCTTGCGGTGGCCATGGACGCGGCCGGCAACGTGAAACCGGACAAGGCGAACAGCGGCGAGAAGATCGACGGCGTCAGTGCGCTGTGCGATGCGATGTCTGAGGTGCTGGCGCGGCCGCCGCGGCGGAAGAGCGCGTATGCGGACGATGACGACGACGAACTGATGGTCGTTTAGCGGCCGGGAGAGGGGGCCGCGTGTTCGCGTGGCGTCGTACGGCGGTCCGTAAGCGGGTCGTGGTGAACCTGGCTGACAAGGCCTTCGAGGGCGTGCTGTGGGCGAAGCGTGGGCCACTGTTGGTGCTGCGGGATGTGCAGTTGTTGGAGGCCGGGCGGGCGCCTCAGTCGGTTGATGGCGAAGTCGTCATCGAGCGGGCGCGGATCGAGTTCACGCAGGTGCTCGCGGGCGGGGGTGGCTGATCGTGTCTTTTGTCGTGTCCTCCGGCCAGCTGGCGACGACTGGCGCCGGGGTCACGCCGGGGTATGCGGCGATGCCGTTGCCGGCGGCTCCGTGGGAGTACGCGGAGATCTGGCGCACCCAGCCTCAGGTCAGGACCGTGATCGGGTTTCTCGCGCGGAACGTGGCCCAGCTCGGTGTCCATGTATTCCGGCGGTTGTCGGATACGGATCGGGAGCGGCTGACCGATCACCCGCTGGCGCAGCTGCTCGCCGAACCGGTGCCGCGGATGACTACGTACCGGTGGGTCGAGCGGCTGGTGTCGGACGTGGCGCTGTACGACAACGCGTACGGCATCAAGCTGCGGCTGGATGGCCGGCTGCGGGTGCTGCCGGTGCCGCCGACGCTGATCCGCCCGTATGGCGGGAACTGGATCGCGCCGGAGTACTACGAGACGGCGGGCGGCCGGGATTTCGCGGTCGAGGACGTGGTGCACATCCACGGCTACACGCCCGAGGGGCTGACGTACGGCTCATCGCCGATGGAGTCGCTGCGTGAGCTGCTGTTGGAGTCGTCGGAGTCGGCGAAGACCCGGGCGGCGATGTGGCGCGGGGGCGCGCGGATGACGGGTGTGCTGAAGCGGCCGGCCGACGCGCCGGAGTGGGGGACCAAGGAGAAGGTTCGGTTCCGGGAGATGTGGCGCAGCTTCACGCAGGGCGGCGGGGCGGAGGGCGGCACGCCGATTCTGGAGGACGGCATGGAATACGTGCCGGTCGGCCTCAACCCTCAGCAGGCGCAGTACATCGAGGCCAGGAAGCTGACCCGGGAGGAGTGCGCGGCGGCGTACTTCATCCCGCCGCCGCTGATCGGGATCTTGGATCACGCGACGTACAGCAACATCAAGGAGCAGCACGCACACCTCTACCAGGACACGTTGGGGCCGTGGCTGGTGATGCTTGAACAAGAGTTCGGCGCGCAGATTCTCCCGGATCTACCCGGCGACAGCACGGGCGTGTACTGCGAGTTCAACATCCAGGCGAAGATGCGCGGCAGCTTCGAGGAGCAGGCTGCGGCGGCGAGCACAGCGACGGGTGGGCCGTGGATGACGCGCAACGAGATCCGGGCCCGCAACAATTTGCCGGCGGTCGCGGGCGGCGACGAGCTGATCGTGCCCATGAACGTCACCGAGGGCGGCCTCGCGTCGCCGCGGGATACAGCGCCGGAGCCGGATGCGCTCCCAAAAGCGCGGGGCCTGGCGCTGGTCAAGAGCGGCAGGCCAGCTGATCTGGGCACCGGCGTGGCGGAACAGGACGACCTGACGACGGCGCTGGTGCGGTGGACGGAGAAGGCGGCTAAGAAGCTGCTCGACGCGGCTGGTGCCAAAGCGGGCGGGCTGCCGGATCTGCTGGAGCTGTGGGCGCAGGGCCATGAGGACCGGCTCGCGCAGTTGCAGACGTTGTTGGCTGACCATGGGTACCGGTTGGCGCAGGTCGGCGCGTGGGACGTGCTGAACGAGCACAACCCGGAGGCCGATGGCTGGTCGGCCGAGGTGATGCTCGCGTGGATCCTGGCGGCCGCGCAGGCGCACGCCGAGCAGCACGAGGAGGCCGGCCGGAAGGCTGTTGCCGCTGTGCAGGACGAGGGCGGCGACGGCTGGCGTGACGGGCTGAAGGCGGCGGCCGGAGCGTGGGCGACGGCGGCGGACGTGCGCGCAGCGACCGCCGCGACTGAGCTGCGGTCCTTCGGTGGGCACGATGCGGCGGAGGCGTCGGGCCTCACCAAGAAGATCTGGCGGACCGGCGGCAAGAATCCGCGGGCCTCGCACAAGGCGCAGGACGGCGAACGGGTCTCTCTAGACGACGTGTTCAGCAATGGTCTGCGGTGGCCGGGCGACGGTCAGGGCGCGGTCAAGGAGACCGCCCGTTGTAACTGCACTCTCGACTATGCGAAGGAGGGATGACGCCGTGCGTACGAAGGACTTTGCCGCGAAGGTGAAGGCGGCGGGTGTCGCCGACGGCCTGGCCGAGGGGCAGTTCACCGCCCTGGTGTCGGTGTTCGGCAACGAGGACAGCGTGGGCGACATCGTCCGGCCAGGAGCGTTCACCGAGACCCTGGCGAAGTGGGGCGAGAAGGGCGACCCGATCCCCGTGATCTGGTCGCATGCGTGGGGTGACCCTTTCGCGCACATCGGCACGGTGGTGAAGGCGCAGGAAACCCTGCATGGGCTGGAGGTCACTGGGCAGATCGATGATCTGGACACCAACCCCACTGCGCAGCAGGTCTACCGGCTGCTGAAGGGCCGCCGCGTTACCCAGTTCTCGTTCGCGTACGACGTGAACGAGGGCGCATGGGTGTCGGACGACGCGCACCCATGGGGCGGCTACTACGAGCTGCGTAAGCTCAGCCTGCACGAAGTGGGGCCGTGCCTGGTCGGTGCCAACCAGGAAACCGAGCTGCTGGCCGCCAAGGCGCACAGCATCGCCCGCGGCGCGAAGGCCGGCCGCGTGCTCAGCCAGAAGAACTTCGAGACCCTGACCAGCGCGTACGAGTCGATCGGCGAGGTGCTGAACAGCGCCGCACCGGAGAAGACCGGCGCGCCGAAGAAGACCACGACCGAGGAACCCGGCCAGCCGGGCCCCGCGGCGGCCGCAGGCGAGGAGCCTGCCGCCCAGCCCGCGGACGCCCCGCCCGCCAAGGGATGGACCTCGGATGACGAGCTGACGGCCCGCGTGGCGCAGCTCGTGGCCGCTGAACTCGCCAAGGGCACGGCGGCCGGCAGCACGACGACCGACAGCAGCACCGAGGACGAGACCACGCCGGACCTCCGCGAAGCGCCCGAGGGCGCCGCCCAGGACGACGCCGCCTCTGCCCGTCTGCGTACCGATCTCGAACTCTTGGAGTTCGAGGCATCGCTCACGGAATGAGGACCCAGATGCCCACCATGACCATTGACGACCTGACGGGTCAGATGAAGCACGCGCTCACCGAGGCGCGCGCCATCGCCAAGAAGGCCGAGGACGAGAACCGCGACTTCACCGCGGAGGAGGCCACGGCCCTGCGGGAGCACATGGCCAAGGCCACCGAGGCGAAGTCGGAGATCGAGAAGGCCAAGGGCAACGATGCCCTTCGCAAGTCGCTCGCCGACCTCGGCGACGACATCGCCCTGAACGCCAAGACCGACGACGACGGCCGGCGCCGGACCGCGAGCGGGTTCGAGCTGCCGGACCACAAGAAGTCCCTGGGCGACCAGTTCACCGACAGCGCCGAGTACAAGGCACTGCTGGCCACCGCCCCGAACGGGACCTTCGGGCAGAAGCAGCGCGTGCAGTCCGGCCTGGCCGGGTTTAAGAGCCTGGTGACGGGCGGCTCGGACACCTCCGCCGGCGCGTGGGTGACCAACGACCAGATCGGCATGCAGGTTGCCCTGGACAGCTTCCAGCGGCCGCTGCGTCTGCGGGACGTCGTCACCAACGGCACCACGACCAGTGACACCGTCGAGTACGTTCGGATGACCAGCATCACCAACAACGCTGTGCCCGTGGCTGAGGCCACGTCCTCGGCGGCGCCGACGGCCCCGGCATCCGTGCCGGGTGCGCTGGTCAACAATGCAGGTGGCGGCTACAAGCCCGAAAGCGCGCTCGCCGCGGCGAAGGTCACGACCCCCGTTCGGACGATCGCGCACTGGATCCCGGTCACCAAGCGCGCACTCAGCGACGCGGCGCAGATCCGCACCCTGATCGATGCGTTCCTTCGGTACGGCCTGGAAGAGGAACTCGAAGACCAGATGATCTCCGGTGACAACACCGGAGAGAACTTCGAAGGCGTTTCCAACGTGAGCGGTGTGCAGGCACAGTCCTGGGACACCAATGCCCTGATCACCACCCGCAAGGCCCGCACCAAGGTGCGCACGGTGGGCCGGTCGATCCCGAGCGCATACCTGCTCAACCCGGCGGACGTCGAGACGATCGACCTGCTCACCGACAACGAGAACCGCTTCTACTTTGGCGGCCCCTCCGGCGTCGGTACGGCACAGACCCTGTGGGGCCTGCCGGTCATCGAGACCGAGGCCGTGCCGGCTGGCACCGGCTACGTCGGCGACTGGCGCAAGGCGATCCTGTGGGACCGCGAGCAGGCCACCATCCAGGTGACCGACTCTCACCTGGACTTCTTCGTGCGAAACCTCGTCGCCATCCTCGCGGAGATGCGGGCGGCTTTCGGTGTCGTCCAGCCCAACGCGTTCGTCGAGATCGACCTGACTGCCTGAGGGGGCTGACATGCCGTACCTGAACCCGGCTGCGGGCGCCGCCCGCGAAGGCCGGCAGACCACCGCGGTGGCGAACGCGGCCGCGGCCACCGCGGCGGCCGCGGCCGGTGCAACGCCGACGAAGGCGGAGTACGACGCGCTGCTGGCCGACGTCAACGCGCTCCGCACCAAGGTCAACGCGCTGCTGGCGGCCATGCGTACGTCCGGCCAGCTCGCGCCCTGACGTGCTGTTCACCCATCGCACCGCGGGAGGGCGGTGTCCGTGCGGCGCTGAGCATGCGTCGTGTGGACCGCCCTCCGATGTGGTGCCGGTAGACGCTCGAACAGAGGAGGTGGCCGCTGTGGGTGGCCCGCTCAAGAAGTACCGCGTCGTGGCGCCGTCCGGCGTCCAGACGATCATGAAGCTCAACGACGAGGAAGCCAAGGCACGTGGCGTGTCCGCTGATGACCTGGTGGACGCGCCCGAGCCCGACACGGAGCCGGAGGCCGAGGAGAGCGCCGGGGACGAGGCGGAGACCAAGGCGGCTCCGCCCGCCCCGAACAAGGCCCGCAGCACGTCGGCGAACAAGGGCCGCGGTGCCCGCGGTGGCAGCTGACGAGTTCCTCGCCGACCCGGCCGAGCTGGCGACCTGGCTGGGCCGGGACGAGGACGACTTGAAGCTGCTCGCCGCACTGCGGGCGGCCACCCGCCGATTCCGTGGCGCGGTCGGCCACATGGTCACCCTGGTCACGGACGACGTGGTGACGCTGGACGGCAACGGCCGGGAATCGCTGCTGCTGCCGGTGTGGCCGACGGTCTCGGTGTCCGAGGTGCTGCTCGACGGCGAGGCGCTGACCGAGGGCACCGACTACGCATGGTCGGACGCCGGCATGCTGCGGCGGCTGGGCTGCCGCCGGTGGCCGGACCGTCTGCGGTGCGTGCAGGCCACCTACACGCACGGCTGGGCGGACAGCCCGGAAGACGTCCAAGAAGCTGTGATCGACCAGGCCCGGACGATGTTCACCGTGCGGCCCGGGATCCAGACCATGCAGACCGGCGGCCAGACGGTCACCTACGGCGCGCAGGCCGCCATCGGCGTGACGGACCAATGGGCACGGGCGGTTGACCGGCACAAGGTCCGCACCAGCGGTGATGCGTGATGTTCTTCGACACCATCGTGCGGGTGCGTGCGGGCCGGCGATCGGACCGCGGCAACCCGGGCAGCACGGTCCCCGACTGGTCGCCGGGAGCTGTCACCCGGGCCACGGTGACGGACGTCAACGTGCAGCCCAACACCCAGACCGAAACCACCGAGCCGGGGCGGAACGCTGTGGTGACGGGGTGGCGGGTGCAGTCCGCACCCGGCACCGCTCCGGACGTGACAGCCGTGGACCGGATCGAGTGGCGCGGCATGACCTGCGAGGTGCAGGGCGAGGTGGCCCAATGGCCCGATCCGCTCGACGGCTCGGTGCATCACATCGAGTTCACCATGACGCGCGCGACTGGATAGGAGGTAGACCGTGCTGGAGAGCTTCCGTCTCGACTCCCGGGGCGTGCGCGAAGTGCTGCTGTCCCAGGAAGTGCGCACCGTCGTGGACGGCCTGGCAGCGTCGATCGCCGACCACGTGCGTGGCTCGGCGGGCGGGGCCACAGTCGTGGTCCGCTCGTACACCACCGACCGAGGGGCGGCCACGGTGGAGGTGCAGGACGCACGGGCCATGTCCTGGCAGGCCCGGGACGGCATCTTGACGCGCGCGGCCGGCAGCGTGGGCCTGGAAGTGAAGGCGTTCCAGCGATGAGTAGGCCCCTGGTCGTCTTCGGGGACGTCCAGGCAGCGGGGGCGGGGGTGCTGCGTACGGCTCTGGCGGGGCGGCCGGAGCCGTACGCAGCCGGCGCAGCGGTCGGCACGCGGGTGCCGGGCGACCGGTCCCCGGAGACGCAGCACCTGCCGTATGTCCTCGTCGCCAAAGACTCCGATATCCCGCATCCGTCGATGGCCAACAGCCGGTGCACGCTGCGCATCACGGTGTGGCACGCGGATCCCGACCAGGCGCACGACCTGGCGATGCTCTGCCAGGGCCTGATGGTTGTGCACTCCGGGCCCGTCATCCGCGGTGTGCGGCCCGGCATCGGACCGCTGCCAGCGGTCGACGACAAAAGCGGCGTGGACCTGAGCACGTGCACGGTCCTCGCCAACGTCCGGCCGACGGTACTGGCCTGACCCCTCTACGAACCGCGGCAAACCCCTGTACCTGATCTCTTGAGGAGGACGCCGTGGCCGGCGACCCGAGTAACGCATCACTGTGGACCGACGCCGATGTCTACATCGGCCCCCTCTCGGCGGTTAACCCCGCCAACGCCAACACTCCGTTCGGATCGGACTGGGGCCTGGTGGGCCTTCTGGACGGCGACGACGGCATGCCCGAGTCCCGGGACGAGGACACTGACGACAAGTTCGCGTGGGGCGGCATCCTCGTCCGCACCAGCCGGGCGCACTTCAAGCTCACCAAGTCGTTCAGCGTGCTGGAGGACAACCCCACCACCCGCAGCCTGATTTGGCCGGGCTCGTCGGAGACCGAAATCGTCGTGCCGGTCCCCGTGCCGGTGAAGGTCGGGTTCGAGGTGCGGGATTCCGGCACCGGCAAGATCAAGCGGCTGATCACTCGCCTGCACGCCATTGTTGAGGTGGACGGCGATGTGGACGAGAACGAGACGGACCTGACGAAGGTCACTCTCGTTGCGACGATCTACCCGGACAGTGACAAGGTGCTGTTCGACCGGCAGGGCACGCCGGTGCTGGCGAGCATCGCGGTGTCTCCGTCCACCAAGAGCGTCGTGGTGGGCGATATCGCGGATCTGACTGCCACCGCTACGTACGACGACTCCTCGACGCAGGACGTGACGAGCATCGCCACGTGGACGTCCAGCGTGCCGGCCAAGGCCACCGTCAGCGCCGGATTCGTGAAGGGCATCGCGGCCGGTTCGTCCACGGTCACCGCGGCGTATTCCGGCATGAGTGCCACCTGTGCCGTGACGGTCACGTCGTCCTGAGCCGCCGGGGCGCGGGTGTTCGTCGCGGTTCGGCCGCGCCCCGGTGCACTACCTCAACCGCGACGACAACCGCGACAGGAGACGGCATGCAGCAATTCACCGATGCCGAGGTGCACGCGAAGGCGGTGCAGCTCGGCGTCATCAGCGAGGACCAGGATCTGCCTCGGCATGAGCGCAGCCGAGTGGTGGCGGTACTCATGCAGCAGCGGCAGGCGGCCACGGTGCCGGAGCAATCGGCGGCCCCCGCGCGGGCTGCGTCCTCGATCGTGATCCAGCCCGACGGGCGGATTGATGTCGACGGCAGGCCCCTCCCGTGGCTGGTGGCGCGCGAGCCGATCGAGGTGCATCTCGCCCCCGAGGTGGGCGCGGTCAGCACCGTGCGGCTGACGCTGCTGGCCGACTCCGTGCAGATCATCAAGCCCGAACCCAGTGAGAGCGAGAGCGCATCATGACCACCCGAACCGCGACCAAGAGCGACGACCGGCCGTTCGACTTCAACCTGGACGCCGTCAAGGCTGAGGTGGACCTCACGCCGTGGCGTGTCCACTGGGCCGGGCGCCGGTGGGAGTTCGCCCACATGCAGGACTTGGACGTGTGGCCGCTGATGGAGGCGGCCGACGGCGGAGACGTCGAAGCCATGGTGGGCATTTTCCGCACCGCGCTCGGCGCCGAGCAGTGGGCCGAGTTCCGTAAGGAGCCTCTGCCGCAGTACAAGATGAAGGCCCTGTTCGAGGAGTACCGGAAGTACTCCGGGCTGGCCGAGGGGGAATCAGCGGCCTCGTCCGACTCCTGAAGGAGCACGGCGGGGCCGTAGAGGCCGACCTACGGCAGCACTACGGCGTCCGGCTGCGGGATCTCTTCACCCGGGACGCCGCCGGTCGGCCGATGCTGACGTGGCGGGAGCTGGGCGTGCTGGTGCGCCAGCTCCCGCCCGACGCGCGCACCCGCGTGGCCCTGGGTGACGAGGACGGGTTGTGGGGACTGGCCGAGCACTTGCAGGCCATGACTCTGGACGAGTTGCGCGTGGCGAACTGGCAGCGCGCGAACGAGGGCCTGAAGAAGTCCAAGCAGTCCAAAGCGCCCAAGCCGGTGGAGCGGCCGGGCACCAAGCGGCGTAGCTCGGACCGTAGCTCTCCCGAGCGCGTAGCGGCGCGAGAGGCCGCGCTCGAACGCGCGGCGGCACGGCGGGCAGCCATCGCCGCCGGGGAGATCACCTGACAGCACAGACGTGAGGGGGTGCCATGCCCTCCGTCGGATACGCAACGTTGCAGGTGATCCCTTCGGTTCGCGGCATCGGCGACGAGATGCGCCGCCAGCTCGTCGGGCCGGCCGCTGACGCCGGCCAACAGGCTGGTGAACAGGCTGGTGGCGGCTTCAAAGACAAGCTGTTGAAGGGTGCGGCCGCGGCGGGAGTCGCGGCCGGCGCCATCCTGGTCAAGGGCCTGAGCGACGCCATCGACCAGGCCAACGTGACGTCGAAGCTGCAAGCGCAGCTGGGCACGTCCAACAAGGTCGCGGCGCAGCAGGGCAAGCTGGCCGGGAAGCTGTACAGCTCGGGTGTCACGGACTCGTTCGAGGGCGCGGCGGACGCCATCAAGAGCGTCATGCAGGCGGGCCTGGCGCCGCCCGGGACGACGACGAAGCAACTCCAGGCCATCGCCACCAAGGCCAGCGATGTGGCCACCGTCTTCGATCAGGATCTGGGCGGCGTAACTAACGCGGTGTCGCAGATGCTGCGCACTGGCCTCGCCAAAAACGCTGACCAGGCCTTCGACGTGATCACCCGCGGACTCCAGTCCGGGGCTGACAAGGCCGGTGACCTGCTGGAGACGGTCAATGAGTACGGCACCCAGTTCTCCAAAATGGGCCTGAGTGGCGCACAAGCCATCGGCATCATGAACCAGGCCATTCAGGGCGGCGCCCGAGACGCTGACGTAGTCAGTGACGCTCTCAAAGAATTCTCTCTTCGGGCCGTGGACGGCTCCGACACCACCGCCGCGGCGTTCAAGTCGCTGGGCATCAACGCCAAGACCTTCGTCGGCGAGTTCAGCAAGGGCGGCGCCAGCGGCCAGAAGGCCCTTGACATGGTCTTCGACCGGTTGCGCACCCTGAAGGGCGCGGCTTGGCAAAACACAGTTGCTGACCTGTTCGGTGGGCCAGGTGAAGATCTCGGCAAGGCCATCAACTCGATCGATGTCTCGAAGGCGACCAGTCAGCTCGGCTCGCTGAAGGGCGCGACCGATCAGGTGGCCAAAACCATCCGTTCCGGGCCGTCCTATGAATTGCAGGTATTCGCCCGGACCTTGCAGCAGTCGCTCGTGGATTTCCTCGGCGGCAAGGTGCTGCCGGTACTCGCGCAGGTCGGAGGCTGGCTAAACGCCAACGTGCTGCCGCCGCTGTCGATGGTCGCCGGCGTGGTCGGTGCCGTTCTGGTGCCGGCGCTTTCCGGGCTGTGGTCGGCCGGGCAGAGCGTGGTGAGCTGGCTACAGTCGATGGGCACCTGGCTGATACCGATCGGCATCCTGGTGGGCGGGCTGACGCTCGCACTGACCGCGCAGCAGCTGGCGGTTACGGCGACGACGGCGGTGTTCTCCATCTACCGCGGGGCGATCCTGGCGTGGTCGGCGGTGCAGCGCGGCGCGACGATCGCGCAGGCCGCCTTCAACGCGGTAATGAACGCCAACCCGGTGATCTTGATCATCACGGCGATTCTGGCGCTCGGGGCCGCGCTGGTCGTGGCGTACAACAAGGTCGGCTGGTTCCGCGCGGCGGTGCAGGCCGCCTGGGCGGGGATCCAGGTCGCGGCGCTGTGGGCGTGGAACAACGTCCTCAAGCCCGCGTTCGCGGGGCTCGTCGCAGCGTTCCGGGCGATCGGCGCGGCGGCGTCGTGGCTTTGGACGACGGTGCTACAGCCCGTTTTCGGGTTCATCGCCACGGCCGCAAAGATCCTGGCCACGGTGATTGGCGTGATCGTCATTGGCCCGATCATCCTCGCGGTTAAATTGCTCGGCGCGATTTTCACGTGGCTTTGGTCGAGCATCATTTCCCCAGTGATCGGCTGGATCATCGCCGGATTCAAATTCTGGTGGGCTGGAATTCAGATAATTCTCGGGTACGTGAAGGCCGGGTTCCGAGCTGTCGGAAATGGCTTCAAGTGGCTTTGGACTGCCGCGCTACAGCCCGTGGTGAACTGGATCGTTGCTGGATTCAAGCTCCTCTGGGCCGGAGTGAAGATCGTTTTCGGCTATCTGAAGACCGGATTCAACACGGTGGCTGACGCCGCCAAATGGCTCTGGAATGTCGGGATTAAGCCCGTCCTCGGTTGGATTGCCGATAAGGCGAAATGGCTCTGGAATGTCGGACTGAAGCCCGCATTCGATTTGATGAAAGCCGGAGTGCGGAAAGTCGGAGAATCTTTCTCGGCGGCAAAGGACTTCATCGGCAAAGCCTGGGGCGGGCTACAGGATATCGCCAAGAAGCCTGTAGCGTTCATCGTCAACACGGTGTACAACAAGGGCATCGTGCCCATGTGGAATCTTGTCGCGGGTGCTTTCGGGGCGCCGAAGCTGAGTAAGGCCAAGGGCTTTTCGAGCGGCGGGCACACCGGGCCCGGCGGCAAGTACAGGCCCGCGGGCATCGTCCACGCTGGCGAGTATGTGACGCGGCAGTCGTCCACGAAGGCGATCGAGCGCAACCACCCGGGCGCGCTGGACTATATGAACCGCACCGGCCGCCTGCCCGGTTACGCCTCGGGCGGCCTCGTCGGAGACATCTGGGGCTGGACGAAGCACGCCGCCTCGACTGCGTGGGACAAGGTCAAGCAGGGCGCTTCGTGGGTCGCGGACACCGTGAAGAGCTCGGCGAAGGCAGGCGTCGAAAAGCTCGTCCAGCCGCTGATCAGCCGGATCGCGGGATCAGCCTCAACCTATAAGTCGATGGTCACCCGGGTTCCGAAGATGGCGATCTCGTCGCTGCTTGGGTACTCCGGCACGGCCGACAAGAAGCTGGACGCCGCGGGGTTCGTGGGAGGCAAGGGCTTCAATGCAGGGCTGAAGTGGGCCCGCACGCAGAACGGTAAGGCTTACCAGTGGGGCGGCAACGGCAATCCGAGCTGGGATTGCAGTGGCTTCATGAGCGCGATCGAGTCCGTTATCCGAGGCCAGAAGGCGCACCGCCGGTGGGCCACGGGCGCGTTCCCTCCCGGCACCCCGGGATGGGAGCGCAACGCACGCTCCGCGTTCATGATCGGCATCACGAACTCCGGCGTGGGCCACACCGCGGGCACGATCAACGGCGTCAATGTGGAGAGCCGAGGCGGGGATGGCGTGGTCGTCGGGCCGCGCGCCCGCGGCTACAAGTCGTCCCTGTTCAGCAGCCGGTGGGGCCTGCGTGGTTTCGCTTCCGGCGGCCGGCCGGGACGCGGCGAGATGGCGTGGGTCGGCGAGCAGGGGCCGGAACTCGTGAAGTTCCGGGGTGGGGAGGAGGTCTACGACCACCGCACGTCCATGGCCATGGCTTCTGGGTTGGACCTGAGGGGGTTTGCCAAGGGCTCCAGCGCGGCGAAGGCCCGCAGCAAGGCGCGGGGCGAAGTCCGCGGCGACCTGAGCGGCTTCACGAAGTCGCTGACTGGGTCGGCCTCGGCCATCGCCTCGGCGTCCAAGTCGCTGACGAAGGATCTGACGGCGGCGGGCGGGGCGGGCAAGCGGCTCGCGTCCTCGACGAACCGGACCTCGGCCAAGCTGCAATCCCTGTCCAAGCAGCGCGACGCCTTCGGGTCGCGGATCGACGCGGCGAAGTCGTTCGCGGCCGACCAGAAGAAGAGCGTTCAGGACTATGTGGGGCTGGGGCAGTTCTCGTCAGCGACCGGGCTGGACGATGTCCTCTCGGGGCTGGAGACCCGGCTGAAGACCGTCAAGGACAATCGGGCCAACATCGCCAGCCTCACGAAACGAGGCCTCTCGAAGACGGCGATCAGTCAACTGTCGGGCCTCGGTCTGGACAGCACCCTGCCCGGGATCCTGGCGGGCGCGACGAAGAGCGAGATCAAGACCGTCAACCGGCTGCTCTCGCAGGGCTCGTCGCTGGCCACGTCGTACGGCAACGGCATGGCCGACCTGCTGTACGACTCCGGCAAGAACGCAAGCAAGGGCTTCCTGGCCGGGCTCATCGGCCAGGAGAAGGCCATTCAGGCGGCCATGACCCGGCTGGGCGCCGGCCTGGTCAAGAGCATCAAGAAGTCCCTGAAAATCAAGAGCCCGTCACGGGTGACGCGGGACGAGGTCGGCAAGCAGGTCGGCGCCGGCGTCGTGGTCGGCATGGACGCCACGGCCTCGTCGGTGGCGGCCGCTGCGTCTCGCATGGCCAACACTGCGGCGGGCGGCGGCTACCGCTCCGTAGCGCCCGGCATCGGCCGGTCTGCGGATGCGGGCCAGGTCGTCGTCGAGGTCCACACGCGGGACGAGTCGTTGGCCGACTTCATCGAGGTCAAGGTGCGCGGCGACAAGCAGCGCGTGGCGAGCGTCGTACGAGCAGGAAGGAGCTGACACATGGCGATCCCCGGCAACTACCTCTCAGCAGCAACGGAGGCGATCGACCCGGGGATCTCCGGCTGGGCAGCCAAGCTGAATGCCACCATTTCCCTGGGCAGCGGCGGGCGCAACGGGGCGGGAGTCCTGGCCGTGCAGTCGGTGGCCGCTGGGGAGGCGCAGGCGCGCACCGCATCGTCGTACCCGGTCGAGGTCGGCCAGACTTACGCCGCGTTCGCGGATGCGTCCGGGGCCACTGTGGCGGAGCGGATCGGCATCCAGTGGCTGAGCGATGCCGGCGCGGAGGTGTCGGTGTCATGGGGCCTGACGACGTCTGCGGCCTCGGCGACCTGGCACCGAATCTCTGTCGGCGCACCGGCCCCAGTGGGCGCAACGCGCGCCAGGGTACTGGTGTCGATGATGACCCCAGCAGCGGGCGCTGTGATCGGCTACTTCGAGAACTTCTATCTCGGTCTTCCGCCGCGGCAGGCGTTGAACCTGCTCAGCTTCAATGCCGAGCAGGCCGAGATCGACCTGAGCGCGTGGGCAGCGGAGACGAACGGCACCTTGTCGAGGACCGCGCCAGCAGTGTCGTGGCCGGTGACGTGGTACTACGCAGGCGGCGAGGTACTGACGCTGGCCGTGACCGCCTCCGGCGACGCGTCAGCGCTGTGCGCCGAGAGGCCGAGCGTGCAGGCAGGGCAGGAGTACCTGGCGTACGCATACCTCAACCCGCCCACCAGCAGCGCGAACTGCTGGGTGGAACTGCGCTTCTACAACGCGGCAGGCACACAGGTCCAGGCGAACCGAGGAGCGCTCGCCGCTCCTGGCACGGGCTGGTACCGGCAGTCAACGTCTGGCGTCGCGCCCGCGGGCGCCGTAAGCGCGTCCATCGCGTTCGGTATCACTGGCGCCACCGCCGGGCAGGTGGTGCGCTCTGAGGGCGCCGTCGTCAAGATCCGGACCAGCAACCTGACCAGCGCCGAGCCCAACTTCAACGTCGTGCTGGCCGCTGACGCGAACGCCGAGACCGGCGTAGGGCAGTGGACGGTGCCCTCAGGACCGGCAACCATCGCCCGGAGCAGTCCGTGGGGCGCCGCAGGCGTCTCGCCGTACAGCTACGCGCTGGTTGTCACCAGCGCCACCGCCGCAGCCTCGGTCCTTCGCTCCGGGCGCTACCCCGTCACGGCACTGAAGAACTGGCGTGTGATCATCGCTGCCCGGCGGTCAGCCGGCGGATGGATGTATTCGCCATCTGTCCGCTGGTTCAATGCCTCTGGGACGCTCATCAGCACCACCACAGAGATCACGTTCAGTATCCCCAACGATGGCCAGTACTGGGCATTCTTGAGTGATCAGGCGGCGCCGGCTGGTGCTGTCACTGCACAACTGGATCTGTCCTTCACCGCCACTGCCACGTCGTCCGTGTTGCAGCTTGTGGGTGTCGTGCTCGTGCAGATCCTGCCGGCCGCCGAGGCGACCGCCGACGATGCGACAGCATCGGTGCAGGTGGTCTACCGGGAGCTGGCTGCCGGAACGCTCACCTTGTACCGCGTCCTGCTGAGCGGCGAAAGGACGCTGGTGCGCGGGCCCGACGGCCTGGTGGACGGGGTCACCCTGGTCTCGGATACCTACAGCTTGCAGGACTACGAGGCACCGCTCGGCGTCGAGTTCTACTACCAGGCCGAGGTGCGATCACTGACGACTGGGGCCGTCGTGGCACGCCAGCAGAGCCCGCACGTAACGCTGGCGGCCGGTGACCGGACCATGGTCTGGCTGAAGGATCCGCTGGAGCCGATGCGCAACGTGCAGTTGCAGGCGCAGCACCCGCTGCCAACGTTCCAGCGGCCGATCGAGCAGGCCGTGCAACGGGTCATCGGCCGACGCAACGCGGTGACCTACAGCGGCGAGCGGGGCGGGGTCGAGGGGGATCTCGTCCTGTTCACACGCACCGCGGAGGAGCGGCGCCGGCTGGACTGGCTCCTCGACCCTGGGCACGTGCTCTTCATCCAGGCGTCGCCGCAGTCCGGCTGGCGGGACCTGTATGCCGCGGTCGGCGAGGCCGGCGACGCGCCAGACGGCGCCGACGATGACACCTGGCGGGAGTGGACACTGCCGCTGACGGAGGTCGACCGGCCGACGAGCGGACAGGCGGGATCCGCTACGCGGACCTGGAATGACATTCGTGTGGAAAACGCCACGTGGGGCGATGTCCTGGCCCGGTACGACACCTGGCTGGACGTCCTCCTCAACCGGCCCAAGACGCCCGGGGGGTGACGTGTACCCCATCTCTGCGCAGGCGTTGTCGCTGCTCAACGAGTCGCAGCGGGTGCTGTCCGAGGTGGAGTTGCACACCACGGACGGGCGGGTGCAGCTGCTGGACCACATCAGCGGCACGGTCACGGCGGACCGTGGTTCGGCGTGCCGGCGCACCTGCTCGATCGTTATCCCCGATCCATCGCTGATCCCGCGCACCGAGCGCGACAAGGTCAGCGTGTACGGGGCGTACGTGGTGCTGCGCCGCGGCATGGACCTGGGCGGTGGCCGGCGGGAGATGATCCCGCTCGGGCAGTTCAGGATCGATGACATCAGCGGCGACGTCCACACGGGGCCCGTCACCCTCGGCGGCAAGTCGTTCGAGGCGTACCTGTCTGACGACAAGTTCACCGCGCCGACGACGACCCGCGGCTATGGGCTCGTGTCCACGGCGATCGGCTACCTCGTCAGCTCCTCGATGCCGTCCCTGGTCCTGGACACCACGCGCCTCGTCGATACGGCGTGCGGGGTGACCACCTGGGACGTCGAGGGCGACAGGCTGGAAGCCATCCGGGAGGTGGCTCGGGCGGCGGGTTGCGAGGTGTATTGCAACGCGGACGGGGCGCTGGTGGTGGCGCCGTTGCCGGATCCGCTGCTGACGATGCCGGTGTGGGAGATCCGCACGGGCACGCGCGGCAACATGATCAGGGCCGAACGCGCCATGACGTCGCAGAACGTGTTCAACGGCGTCCTGGCCCGCGGCGAGAACTCGGAGAGCGACAGCGGCCCGGTCTCGGCCCTCGTCACCGACGACGACACCAGCAGCCCGACGTACTGGGGCGGGCCGTTCGGCCACCGCCCGAAGTTCATCAGCTCCAGCACGCTGACGACGACCGGAGCGTGCACGGCCGCAGCCACCTACGAACTGGCCTCGGCGCGAAGGCCGAACGCCACCGCGGACCTGAGCGCGCTGCCCAATCCTGCACTGGAGCCCGGCGACGTGATCCGCGCCGTCTATCGAGACGGGACGCGCGAGCTGCACCAAGTCCAGTCCCTGACCGTCTCACTGGAGCCGGGTGGAGAGTTCAGCCTCTCCCTGATCGGCAGCAAGGAGGACGCCTGATGCCCTCAGATGCCGAGTTCGCTGACGCTCTCCTCGACGAGGCGAGCCGCCAGGCCGCCCGCGATCCGTCGGTGCGCCGATCCGACTGGCGCACCGGCACCGTCACCGCGGTAGACGTCGCGCCGGGCACCGTGGACGTGGATTCGGTCCGGGCGCGCCGGCTGGAGTCCTACGTGGGCCCTCGGGTGGGTGACCGGGTCATCATCAGCCAGTCCGGCATGGGCAACTGGGTGGCCCTCGGCCGCACTGCATCGGCGTCGGCCGCGCTCGGCCTACCGCGGTTCGTCTACAAGGCCGCGAACACTGACAGGGCCAGCACGACCATCCGCACCGCGGACCCGGACCTGACGATGACGCTGGACGGTTCGGCCGTCTACGTCGTGGAATTCCACCTCTTCGTCGGCGGACCGGCCAGCGGCCTCATGGTCACCTCCTGGATCGCGCCGAGCGGCGCATCAGGCCTGAAGGGCGCGCATGGTGCGGCCTCGACCGCAGCCGGCGTCGACAGCCTCACGAACGCGGGCGACAACATCAGCGGTCGGTTCGGGTCCCACGGTTTCGCCACCTCCGTGACGTACGGGCGCCGCGACTCGAATACGAACCTCCTCTACGCGGTGGAGACGGGCACCGTGTTCACGACATCTTCCGGGACGTGCGCCATCTCCTGGGCGCAGTCCGCCTCGAATGCGACCGCTACGCGCATGGGCCTCGGCTCGTGGATGCGCGCCACTCGAATTGCCTGAAGGAGAGCCATGGCGCAGCAGTACCCGTTCCTCACCGTCGACGCCATCGAGACCGAGGCGTACGAGACCGGCTACTACATGACCCTGCAAACCGCCCCGGGCGCCGTGCCGCTCCCCGGCGCCTCGGAGGAAGGAATCTTGAACGCCCTGCGGCAGTACTTCGAGGCACTGAGCCCGACCGTCGAGGTGCACATACGACGCACCGAGGTCGTCACCACCGACATGACCAGCTGAGGAGCGCCCGTTGTCCACCACCGACTCCCTCGGGCAGAGCATCCCAGTGCCCACGCTCGCAGACGAACCGAACATCGAGGCTCTGCTCGCCCTCGTCAACGCCCTCGCATCCCCGGGCATCCTCAAGTTCCAGAACGCCACCGCGCGGGCCGCAGCTATCCCCACTCCAACGCACGGCATGCTCACCGACTTGGTGGACGAGGACCGCATCGACCGGTGGGACGGGAGCCGCTGGTACCCGATCACACCGGGCCCGTGGCATGTTTTCCCATATGCCTCCGGCATGGTCGCCGACTCAGGTAGCCCTGGATACCGTTTCGTCAACGGAACGGTGCAGTTCCGTGGTCGCATTGCCCGGCAGACCGGCGGCCAGTTCACTACCGGCACCGAGTGGCTGCTCGGCACGCTACCCGTGGGATGGCGGCCGACCACGTACAGCTATTGGATCGTGCCGCTGGAGATGGGTGCCGGCATCTATTACGGCAGGATCGAGGCGCGCACCGATGGCCAAGTCGTTGCCTTCACGCCGCCTGGTGCTACGAGCAGCACTGACGGCATGAAGTGGATCGGCATGGACGGCCAATGGTTCCCCCTCGACACGCCTCCCACCACGCTTTAGGGAGCCCGGCATGCCCACGCAGCCGACGCCTGTCCCCGTCACTCCGGATCCCACAGGCGCACCCGCCGGTGACACCGAAACCCTCGTGGACCTCGGCCGGGAGGAGCCTCCGCCGGAGCCCAGCCCCGAGCCGCCACCACCACCCGCTCAGGACTTCACGGTGATGGCCACGGAAGAGCAGGCCTGACCCACCACCCCCCTCACGCCCCGAGCCAACCGGCCGGGGCTCTCGTGTTTCTGGAGCCCTTATGGGTGCCACCCGCGTGATAGCGCAGAGAGAAGGCTGACCATGAAGCTTGTCACCCGGAGCCAGCTGGGCTGGCCCGCTTCGGCGGCCCCGACGCAGACCAGCACCAAGGGCGTGAAGGTCCATTACGAGGGCACCGAGGTCAGCGCCCGGCTGCTGTCCGACCATGACGAGTGCCTTGCCGAGTGGAAGGCGATCCGCCGTAGCCACCTGGCCAACACCCAGGAGGGTTACAGCGACGTTGCGTACAACTTTGCCGCGTGCCCGCACGGCTACCTGCTGGAGGGCCGAGGTATCGGCAAGAGGACCGGCGCCAACGGTGACCAGCCGCTGAACCGTGCGCATTACGCGATCGTGGGGCTGGTCGGCTCCTCCGGCCTGGTCGCGCCAACGGACGCCATGCTGGGGGCGCTCCGGGACGGCATCGAGCTGCTGCGCGCGCACGGCGCCGGCCCGGAGATCAAGGGTCACCGGGACGGGTACGCCACCAGTTGCCCCGGGCCGAGCCTGTACGCGTGGGTGCAGAAGGGTGCTCCCCGTCCGGCCGGTACGGGCGGCTCGACGAGCACGCCCTCGAAGCCGTCAAAGCCGGCCGCTGTCCCGGCGTTTCCCGGACGGCAGTACTTCAGGGTGGGCGCGAACAACCGGTACGTGACCCAGCTCGGCAAGCAGTTGGAGAAGCGCGGCTTCGGCCGGCACTACACCTCGGGGCCCGGCCCGCGGTGGACGGAATCAGATCGGCAGAACGTCCGCGATTTCCAGCTGTCGAAGAAGGAGCTGAAGGGTGACGCCGACGGCTACCCGGGGCCCCTGACCTGGAAGCTCCTTTTCTCCTGATCACCTTCGGCGTGCCGCCCGGTGCGTCATCCAGCAGAACGGAACACACCATGAAGATCTTCGGTAGAGAGCCCGTCGTCATCCTGAACGCCGTGTCGGCCGTGCTCGGCTTGCTCGTGTCGCTCGGGTTCACCGGGCTGACGGCGGCGCAGGCGGGCGCGATCGTCGGCATCGTGACCGCGGTCCTCGGCGCGGTGGCCGCCGCGCTGACTAGGCCGATCGCGCCGCAGGCGTTCACCACGGTGGTGGCCGCGGGCGGGGTGCTCGTCGCCACCTTCGGCTACGAGGTCAGCCAGGGAACCATCGGTGCCATCAACACCTTCGTGCTCGCCGCGCTCACGCTGCTGACGCGGGTGCAGGTGTCCCCGTCGAGTTCGCAGGCGCCGGTCACCCAGCCGTCCGGCCCGCAGATCGTCTGACGGGAGCCGCGTATGTCCGATGAGCCGACCCTCGGCGAGGTCTCCCGGCGCGTCGAGGATCGGCTCGCGGACCTCCGGGAGGATCTCGCGGAACTCGGCCGCCGCATCGATACCAAGGTCGATGAGAAGCTCTACGACCTGCGGCATGATGCGCTGGCCGCTCGTGTCAGCACGCTGGAGACGTTGCGTGAGAAGGACTCGGAAAAGTTGGTGGCCACCCGCCGGTGGCTGATCGGCGCGGTGGTCGTGCCGCTGATCGGGGTTCTGCTACCTGTCGTCATTCTCCTTATACAGGGGGCTGGGTCATGACGCGCTCAAAGCTCAGAGCCGAGGAAAGGCGGTGGCGTCGCGGTGACGCCATCGCCCTTGCCGGTGCACTGCTGCTCGGGGCCGTCGTCGCCTGGATCGTCCTCACTGTCCAGCACGTCAGCGGCGCACTTCAGGACGCCAACTCGGCCCGGGACGCGCTCGCGCGGCAGGTACAGAACCTCGGGGAGAAACCGGTGGCCGGGCCGCCCGGTAGCCGTGGCGACCCCGGCAAGACGATCCGGGGCCCGCGCGGCCCGCAGGGAGAACCCGGGGAGCCGGGCCCGAGTGGCCCGAGCGGGAAAGCTGGCGCCACTGGCAAGACCGGAAGCGGGGGAAAGAACGGACAGGCTGGCGAGAACGGCAGTAACGGTTCACCTGGCTCACCGGGGAGCGACGGTGCAGCCGGCTCGGCTGGCAGCCCCGGCCCGCAAGGACCGCAGGGCGAGCCGGGCCCTGCGGGGAAGGACGGCGCCGACGGAAAGGACGGGCGCGATGGCCATGACGGCCAGACTTGCCCTGACGGTTACTCGCTCCAGTCGTCGCCCGCTGATCCGGATGCGCTGGTGTGCCGTCGTGATGGCGCTCCGGCGCCCTCGTCTCCGTCACCTGGTCCGAGTGCCACAACGCCGGCTGTTCTGATCCCTGAACGGCGCAGATCATGACAACGCCCCGCCCCTGCCGTGTGCAGGGGCGGGGCGTTTCGTCGCACCCACCTCTAGCTTTTATTCTCAACATCGGAATATGATGTGGAGCGTAGCTGTACAGAACATGAGGGGGCGTCGAACATGGCAGAGCTGACGGGTGCGTTCACCGAGGCGGAAGAGGGCGGGGGGCTCACAAAGATCACGCTGGGTGCGCTGCGAGAGGAGCTGGGCTACAGGAAGCTCGGCAAGTTCATCCTGGGCGAGATCGGCGACAGCCTCGAAGCCGAGGGGCTGGGCTTCTTCCCGCGCGCCACGCTCGACCCGCGGTGCAACACCGAACCTCGGCAGTGGCAAGAGATCTGGATCTACGTGCGCGACAACAGCACCCGGGCCCGCGTCCTCGACGCCATCCTGTACCCGGAGAAAGTCAATGTCCGGTCGGTCCTTGACGGACTCGCAGGTGGCGACCTGTCCGCGCTGACGGCCGAGGAGAAGCTGAAGCGCATTCAGGAGATCGTCGAGGCATAGCTCGACGTCAGTGGGCCGTCGCACTCGCGGCGGCCCACACGGCGAGCAATCGCTCGTACTCAGTCTGTTCGTCGGACCACAGGGGCCGTCCGGTGCGGGCGGCCATGAAGGCGCGTATCGCCTCGTTGGCCTCGGCAGCACAGAGCGGGGCGCAGGGGGTCGCCATGCTGTAAATGGTAGGGCCTGGCGCCGACAATCGGTGCGGAACAGGACGGCCCCGCCAGATGGGCGGGGCCGATCGCTGCACTTCCCCCGGCGGCCGGGGGTACCGTTCTGAGTGCCTAGGTCAGAACGGAGTTTCAGTATGACCCACCCTGACAGCATCCCAGCGGACCTCTCAACAGGCGAGCGGATTCAGCTCCTTCGAGAGTCCCGCGGCATGACCCGCCCGGTGCTCGCCGGACTGTGCGGCCGCGGCCCTGACTGGCTGAAGAAGATCGAATCAGGCGCCCGCGAACTCAGGTCTCACACGCTGCTGCTCCGGCTGGCGGCGGCCCTCCAACTATCGGACCTCTCCATGATCACCGGCGATTCTTCCGACGTCACCCAGCCCGTGCCGCAGGGGCGCCTGTCCCACCCCGCGATGCCAGCGATCTGGTCGGCCGTCATGAGCCGTCCCCTTGCCCCCGCAGCCGCAGAGCCGCCGGACATGGCTGTACTACAGGGGCGGGTCGACCAGACATGGCAGTTGTGGCACACGTCGAAGCGCCAGCGCACCGAGGTTGGCGCCCTGTTGCCTGACCTGATCCGCCAGGCAGAGGCTGCGACTCGCACCGCTGAGGACAACCAGCGTCGGCGTGCGCTGGTGGCCCTGTCAGACGTATACCGCCTCGTCGGGCAGGCGACGGCGTACGTTGCGCCGGCCGAGCTGGCGTGGGTGGCGGCTGACCGGGCGTTGTCCTCGGCGCAGGAGGCAGACGATCCTGCGGCCATCGCCGCGGCGGCGTGGAACATGGGCAACATCCTGCGCGAGACCGCGTACCCGGAGGAGGCGTTGCGCGTGGTCGTCGAGGCCGCCAGCCTGATCCGCCCCCACCTCGACGGCGCGCCGGACGACTGGCGAGGCGTCTACGGCGCCCTGCACCTGCACGCGGCGGTTACGTGTGCCCGGGACGGACGGGATGGGGACGCGTGGCGGCACTGGGACGCAGGTGACCAGGTCGCCAAGTCCCTACCAGCGGCGTACGTCCACCCGAGCACCGTGTTCGGCCGGGCGAACGTGGACTTTCATGGGGTGTCCGTCGCCACGGATCTCCGTCAGAACGGTACGGCGTTGAGCCGGTCCGACGAGATTGACCCGGACGTGATGCCGTCACTCGAACGCCGTTCGCGGCTGTGGGTTGAGGTGGCGCGCGGGCATCTTCAGCGCGGGGATCGGACCGCCGCGTTGCACGTGATGGGCATCGCTCGCGAGATCAGCCACGAGACCGTGGCGTACACCCCCTCGGCGCGGGCGGTGGCCGCTGATCTCTGGCGCAAGGCGCCGCGTGCGTTCCGTTCCGAGGCTGCTGACCTTGCCGAGGCAATCGGGGTATCGGCTCCGTAGGGCAAGGCGGCACAGGGGGCCAAGTTGTCCCCCTGACGGCCACTCACCACCTTTACGGTCACGAGGAGTTGATTCCTCGTGACCGTAGGAGTTTCGATGGCGAGTGTGCCCGGCTGGCACGCCTCAACCCGTCGTGGTGAGCCCACGTCCAGCGTCAGCGATACCGGTGAGATCCGCGTCCCCCTGGCTCTGTACATGGTCGACCAGCCCCAGGGGGACGTACCCCTGGTCCTGTCTCGGGCGGACGCCGAGGAACTGCACGCAACGCTCTGCACTCACCTCGGTCTCGCCGACGGCATGGTGGACAAGCGGTGACCGGGCCCGCCGTCGAGGACATTGACGAGACGATCCGCGTCGCCCTCCAGTCGGGCCCCCCTCCGCCGTACGACGAGCTGGTGGCACTGGAGCAGACGCTGCTCCTCATCATCGCGGAGCTATACGCCGCCGTCGACGAGCGCCCGCCAGCTGGGGCGGACGACGGCCAAGTGCGGAACCGCCTGAACTCGATCCGGTACCAGACCGCCATCGGCCTGGGCAACGGCCTGGTGTCTGCACACATGCAGGTCCGTTGCCTGGCCCGGGACTGCCAGTGGCTGGTGGAGCAGCACGCCGCGGGGGCCCACTCATGAGCGCGGTACAGGCGCCGCTGGCGTTCGTCTACGACCGGTGCGCGAGCCGTGATTTACGCACCCGCCGCGAGCTGGAGATGCGGATGGTGGGCTGCCACGCCTCCGCGGACCGTGAGGGCTGGGTACTGGCGGGCGGACCGTGGCTCGACCGCGGCGCCGACGCGCTGAGCACGCACCGGCCACAGTTGTCCGCGTTGCTCGACTCGATGCAAGCCGAGGCGGGACGGCGTGAGGTTCTCTGCCTCGTCCACGACTGGGGCCGCCTCGCGACCGACACCACGCACCGCCTGATCCTGCAACAGCGCATCATCGAGGCCGGCGGCTGGAGTGCCACGACGTTCGGCGAGTCGGACCGCCACAGCATCCGCGCTGTGCTGGTGGGGAGGCAGTCATGACGCGCCGGCAGCGACGCATCGCCACTTACTGGACCTGCCTTGCCGCGATCGTGTTCGTGATCGCCGTCGGCAGCACCGGGGGTGGCCATGGATAGCCACTGTGCCTGCGGCTCGAATCTCGGCCTGCGTCTGGTGTCCGTGGACACCGCCACCGGGCCCGCGATCACGGTCACTTGCTGCGGCGCCTGCGCAACAGGAGCTGTGGTGCCGCCCGTCCCGGACGGTGTCGCCCGCATCCTCGCGCGGCGCGCCGGTATCCGCCTGCCGGGTGATCCGCAGCAGCTGCGACCGAAGGAGGGGCGCCGTGGCTGA